CGAAATAACTCAATTATAAAGTCGCAATTGAAGTCGCAAGTGTATAAGTAATATAGCTATATTGAAACGTCACAGAAAATTCAGAAATCGTATCTGTTGTATCATAAGACAAATCGATTGCAGAAACATCAGTGGGAAAAGAATCTTTTAAAACGTAGAAGCCATTAGCAATATTATTTCCAGAAACATCAAGTTGTTGAACTTGAATGTTTTGTTTATAGTCAGCAATCGTTGATTTAGACCTATTTTCAAAGTTATTGGTTGATATACCAGCTATCCAATCCTCAAAATATTTTCTTAATACTTGATCCTGATCTGCAATAAATGTTGCGGTCCAGTCGCCGTAAGTTCTGTCACCAGGAAGCTTCATTCTTCTTCCACCTTGAACTGGAATTTCTACAACACCAATGGTAAATGCGGGTATCGCGGCAGATTTGCATAACAAAGAATATGAACCGGAATCAGCAATAGTGCTGGTGAAACGTGGAAGATTTAATCCTAATGGATTACCAAAAGTAATTTTAAAGTTATTTGGTCTAGAACCTTGTCCCAGCGCATTTTTAAATGTTGATAGTGTGAACGACATTTTTATTCCTTTCCTTATAACGTTCTAGTGTGATAATCATACACCCACGTTACGGTGTACTCGGAAATAGCGTCCGTACTATCGTAAGATAAATCAATTGCAGAAATATCACTAATGAAACAATTGGCTAAATTATACGTTATAATGGGCGGTTGTGATACAACCACTTGGGTCACAACGTCTTCTACTCGCGTTACGGTTCTACTTCTGCCAAAAAGGCCACCACCTACACGTTCAACTATCGTTACTTGTTTTATTACTTCTTTTGTCACATCACCGGCGGCAAGTTGAGATACTATAACAGTCCCAATGCTGCCTTTGCTTGAAGATGCTGCGACTGAATCAAAATTTATACTTGCAGAAGAATTCTGTAACCTCTCAAGTACAACTCTTTCATTATACTGTGGATCCAAAAGCATAGTTGTGGTCCATTCACCAAATGTTCTATCTCCAGCAAGCTTATAACGTCTACCACCAGACATAGGAACCTCAATGGTTCCTATGGATGATCCTGGTAGAGATGCTGCTTTACATAAAATTGTTGTGTTGAGTGAAGGTAAAGAAACAGAAAATAAATTAGGTCTAGCTCCTACCCCTATTAAATTTTTTAGGGTACTTAGTGTTGCTAAATTAGACATTTTTTTCTCCTTTTATGTCTCGTTGACCTTATTTATCCTTAAACTTCGGCAATGTTAGATGCGCCTCTAACTGAAACGAAATTAAGTTGAATAAAGTTAATTGATGAAATTGGACGAACAAAAATGTCAGCAACAAATTCATTTGCTTCAGTAACGGCTGGAGGATTATTAGTTTCATCGCAGACAACTCTGAATTCTGTGATGCCTCTTCCACCAACGACGCTTCTTAGATATGGCTCAACAGCATTCAAGAAAGCCTCTCTAGTTTGTGCATCATTCTGTTCAAATAGAACGCTACCGGCAAATGCGCCAATTGATTCTCTGATAGTGATGAACAGTCTGCGAACATTGATTCTATTGAACGAAGAGTCGGTTGTTACAAAAGTCTTATCGCCAAATAGAACTGTTCCGCGTCCAGGCTGTGTAAAGATCGGATTCACGGCACGCTTGTAGAGAAGGTCTCTATTCGTTTCGTTTGGATTCCAAGCAAGCTTAACTGAATTTAGAATGTTTCCATTTGTGTATCCAGCAGGTGAGAACCATGGTGCACGATCTCTGTCTGTTCTTGCTAGTAATCCTGCAACATCAGCATTACATGGAACGTAAACATAATTGTCTAGGTACTTGTTGTACTGATATTTCCAGTTTCCATCCATGATGCCGTATGTTGATGCTGTGACAGTATCAGCAAATGCAATAATGTCATCTGCTTCATCGCCTGCATTGTTAACAACATCAGCAGATTCTGGAGAGAAGCAAACAACAAAGTCTTTACGATCTTCAGCAACACCAATTGCATAGTTGACAACAGTGGCACTTGCTGCACCCATTGGCATGACAGAGATTGGAAGATTTGATTTATTTTCAAACACGCCAAGTGCGGTGATTTTTTGACTATCTGTTGCTGCCGCACCATCTGCACCACCAGCAAGACTGTAATTTTTGACTGCGGTGACTGCGGTGAATGTTAATCCACTAGCAAGTGCTGAACCCCAATTTGTTCCTGCGGCATCTTGATCCATCCAACGAACATAGTTGGAACGATCATTGATAACATTCTTATAGTAGTTATTTCCACCATTTGTAGTTTTACCATCAGAAGCTTTTGACACTGCGGAAAACTTTTCTAGAAGAGTATTCTTTGTTCCTGTGATAAGACCGTCTTCATCGACAACAACAACGTGCATTTCATCGTTCGTTGAACCTTTTGATGCTGCAAATGTTGATGTTCCTGGAGCCTGATCAAAAACCCCAAAGAATTCCCAACGTCTAACTGCTGATGCACCAGTTGCGCCTGTTAGATGTTTTGATTCTAGTGTGAAGTGTGTTGCATTTGTGATTGATGCGACTTGAATTGAACGTCCACCTAGAACAACAATATCACCAACAACTAATTCAGTGTTAGCAGATGAACCTGTTCCAACAACTGTTGTACTGCCTGCGGTAACTGTAAAGGTTCCAGTTAGATTTGACTGCCATGCTGCCGAACTTGGGCATGTAGAAACTTTTAGTGAGTTTCCTAGTGCGCCAGGATACTTTGCTGCCCATGGACCAACATCACCCGAACCATCAACATAAGATTCGTATGCTGCATCATTCTTGATTGCAAGTCCTGTTCCAGCGGTACCGCTTCCTGTCGTTGCTTCGGCAGTTGCGTTAAGTGCGCCAGTTGTATTTGCGGCGCGAACAACCTGAAGTGACGAACCATAGGCTAAAAAGTTTGCTGCTGTTAGGAAATCCACTGCATTAGTTGCATTGGGCGTTCCGAAATTCTGAACTAATTCTGTTTCGCTAGTGACCAAAACTGCCTGCTCAACTGGGCCCCATCTAAAGGCTCCAGCAAAACCACCAGTTGTGGTACCAACGGCACGAACTGATGAAATTTGATCAGTTTCTGTGACTTTGATTCCTGGTGAGATTAAATTGATTGCCATTTTCTTCTCCTTGATTTATATGTTATATGCTTCAAAAATTGTTCAATCATTATTATTCTTTTTTATTTATAAAAAACGAAATCTTCATCTTTTTGCCAAACTTGGCCTGAAGCATCGGTAAAAGTTTCTTCTTCGTGTCCCGTTGATATAATACCGAAAGGAGTCATTTCTTCTTCAATGTCTTGAATTCTTTTTTCATATAATTCCTTGCGTATATTTATATTTGTAAGGTCTTTGAAATACGGGTTGGTAGTGAGCCACGAAAATAAAACTAATGGCATAACTAAATCATCATGATATCCTTCGTCGGCAGCGTAACTGTTCTTTTTTTGAATGAATGTAGATATTTCAGATATCGTATCTGCATCTTTAATCAAAAGCATTTTGCCTTCGACTAGGGATTTAAAGTTCGAACATCCAATTCTTTTGATTTTTTTGTCTGTGACTACGCCCAATTGAGTTTTGCCGCCTCCAAATCCACCAGAAACTACTTGTCCATTGGTAGTTCTGTTTACAAAAATGATATTTTCATATTCATACTCGTTGTAAAGAATTTCAGCAACTTGCTCTGAACTATTGATTTCAATTAGAACATATGCTTCGTTGAATTCTTTAGCTATTTTGTATATTACGGAGGGATATAAAAGAGGACTTATCTTGTTATCTCTGAATTTTCCTATTTGCTTATACGGCATTGACGTAACATCGATGATGTTGAACGCTGAGTAATCTCCGTCTACACCTTTAGCGGTGTCGGCAACTATAACATAAACTCTATTTTTTTCGACTCTTTCGTATACATCTAATCCATCTTTGCTATAAATTGGCTCGTCTGGTGATAGTTGTCCTATTGTATCTGCGGCAATCAAAGTCATGCTGGAACCCAAGAAATTACAAAGAACTTCTTGGTTAAAGCGTAACTCCCCTAGAAGTCTTCTCTGCTCTTCGGCCCAAGCCTCATCTCTCCCAGGAATCTCCCAGTATGGTATGAATAATGGCACAAATCCATTTCGATCATTCTGTGCATCGTTCCAGAATTTCCAGAAATGATTATATCCTAGCGGTGTGGACGATAAAAGAATCTTTGTTGTTTCACCAGCAGAGATTGTAGGATACACTGAGGTAAAGAATTCTTCTGCTAAATTGTTAGGTATGATTGCAGTTTCATCAACGTAGAGTAAGTTAACAGATTTACCACGAATACCTGCGCGGCTTGTTGCTGCGGTGAACACAATTGACCCGTTTTCAAGTGCAATGTCACCTTTGTTCCACGTGCTAACGCCTTGCTGAAGCCAAATAGGAAGGTTTTCATACATGATCTGATAACGATACAAAACTTCTCTAGCGGCCGCGGCTTTGTTAGCTAGAATTGCAACTGTTTTGCTTTCTTGAAATAGGGTATACCATAGAATGTAGGCAGCCGATGATGTAGTTTTTCCTTGCTGGCGGCCTTCCATCAAAATAACTTTACGATTATTATGAATAATGTTTATTTTATTTACTTGACACGGATACAAATTAAAAGTTTGTAGGCCATGGTCCAATGTAACTATTTTACAATAGTTTGTAATAAAATAGATTGGATCTTCAGCACACTTTTTGTATTCTTCTATTTGTTCAAGTGTGTAAGATAGTCTAACGTTAATTGCTTTTAAATTAGCATTACCTAAATAATTTTTAGTCGCCATTGTTTTTCAATAACTTCTGCAATTCTGCTGTGCTTCCAACGAATAGATTATTGTTTACTTGCGTAGGCTGAGATTTATCCTCGCCTTTAAGTTCTTTTGATTTCTTCGCTAAGTCTAACAAATCTTTATTTGTCTCTGCTAATGTTTTAATAAGTTGGCCAACGACCTCATATGCTCTAGGTGATTCACCTTCTTTTGCTAAGAATATGATATTTTCTATGGCATGCTTGCCGTTTTCTATTAGGCCTCGCAAATTGTTTCTTGCATACTCATAATCGTCCTGTGCCACATCTTCTTTATCTTCTATTGCGGGCAAAAGTTCAACTGTCGGCTCTATTTGTAGCGCGGTATTTAATTTTTCGTCAACTGTTTTTTTCATGTCGTTGTTTCTTCTATTTCAAATTCACTGTTTCCAGAAAAAACTTGAATTGCATCGGGTGTAGTTGCATCAAGGCCTTCAAAGTATGATATTGTTGCTTTATTAATATATTTATTTTTGGTGACAGGACCAAACAAATATCCTTTTACAACAAAGTCTAAGTCCCATGTCAATACTCTTTGATCATCAAACGATCCTTCATATGAATCATCTGATGTAACAGACAAAAGTTCAATCGGTATATCTAAATTTATATTGAGTTCTGGCAAAACTTTCATCGTAACCGTGAAGTCTGGTGTAAAGAACGGTACAATTTGTTCTATTACTTGTATACCATCCTCAGCATTCTTAGTGAAAAGATTTAAGGAGAAATTAAAGTCGTATGGCACAGGTGAATATGCCCTCGCAAAATCCAATCCACCAGTATTTACACCTTTTACAAATCTATGTCCAGAGTTTAATTTTCTGATAGGATTGTAACTCATACTGTCCATAGAAAATCCAAGTCTTGGTAGAGTAATCGATGTTGCTCTATTCAGTGTTGGATCGGCACTTACTCTGGTAATGAATCTTTGCTTTGGACCGTAGGCGATTGGAACATTTATTGTCTGTATTTTGTTTCCTGCATTGTCAAATCTTTTGACTTGTATCTCATTGAATATGTTACCGAACATAATAACATATCGTCTAATTGTTCCATTGTAAAAATCGTGACCGAACATCATATTAAAACTCCCTTACCGCAGAAAAAGGATTGTATTCTGTAAAATCTAAAACATCATTTTCATTAAGTTCATCAATTAGGAACTCATTCTCTGCCGTAGTGTCTTTTTCTGCAATATGGACACCCTCTTCAATTAGATATGTACTATCTTGAAGCAGTAATAGATCGCCGTCTTCCAGTAGTGCTTTGGTAATAAATTCGGAAGATTGACTAAAGATTTCTTCGATGTTATCAATTTCTTGAACATCAGTATCAATTTTTTCATTTGAGTAGCGATATCGTTCGCATCGAATCTCATGAGTATAGAGTTTACCAAGTTGAAAGAAGTTTTCTATGTTTTCGGTAAACTTTATTTCATACATGTATCCCGCCATTGGTAGCCAAATCAAATCACCTTCTCTTGGTCTTAAGATTGATTCATAGTCATAGGCTACTTCGTTTAAAATTTCATTACCATCTTCAAGTTTTAAATTATACCCATATTCTGTTAACATGGATGTTTTGAGTGCTTGATCAAATCTTTTTTGTGCAACTACGAAATTAATCGACTCGTCGATTTGAAGACCAAACTTCGAAAGAAAATCTTCTTGACCCACGAACCCATCAAATGTTTTAATATACAGTTCTAAATGAATCGCATCATCAAACTTCATTGATGCATCTTCGCCATACAATTTATCTAAATTAACATGAGTTCTAGGTAGATAATATGCCTCTACACCATATATCTTTATGGCTTCTATAATTAAATCTTCGACAAGATTTTGTTCTT